GTCAAACATAGTAGAATGGCTGGTGCTACTGCATGATACCATTGTATCTCTTGAAAGGGAATCTTACTGAGACGTTCGTATGCAATGTCTCCACCATTGATATGCCATCCATACCAGAGAGTTGCAAGCAATATAACTGAGGCTGCACCCCATAGAACTTTCCAATGAAAGCGTTCGTTGTTAGAAGCAATCCATGTTCCAAGCGTTTGAACAGAGTCGTTAGCGATAACTGAATAAGCAGCAAAAAGAAATCCGACTGCCATCCAGAGAGTTAGTTGATCCATAATGTATTATTCTCCATAACAAAATGGGGAGGAGACCATTCCCCTCCCCGTGTATATATCTACTTGATTTTCACTTTGCGAGGCTTTTGCTCGTCTGGAATAATATCTTCTAGCCAGACTTTGAGCATACCATTTACCATCTCAGCACTCATTACTTCGACGGTATCTGCAAGTGTGAATTGACGTGTGAACTTTCGTAGACCAATTCCACGATGAATCCACTCTTCGCCATTAGGCTCTTTCGTCTTTACGTCAGACTTGATGGTAAGTGTGGAATCTTTGTGTTCAATATCGATATCCGTTTTGTCAAAGCCCGCCACTGCAATTTCGATGACGTACTTATTGTAATCAACCTTTTTAACGTTAAAGGGAGGATAAGACTGTTGATTGAACTGTTCTGTAGCATCTTTGACCCTCTTAATCATATCTTGATAACCGATAAAATACGGACGATAGGCTGGATCGTTAAAGATGGTTTGTACCATGTTACTTTACTCCTTGTAAGCAAGTTAAGTGTTTAATAAAAAAAGTATGAGACCCGTTTGGCATCTCATACTTTTATTTATATCATATTGACTGTGATTTGTCAATCTTTTTTTATCGTTTACCACCAATATTATATTTTGCTACGAGTTCCCATTCGCTCTTCTCTTTGTATGGGAGAATTTTAATCTGTGCTAGTGGCGCTACGTTACCCTGTGTCTTTTCTGGTTCTACAATCTTGACCAAATCCCACTCTTCAAGCAAGTTAGCAATCGTGTTACGACGCCCTTGGTCTTCTTCTGAAAACGAACTGTTCTTACCATCTAGAGTAAACAGTTCCTTGAAATGTACAATATAATACTTGCCTTTCTTGTGTAGGATATGACAAGATTGATATAGCTTCTTGTCTTTTCTGGATGCAACACCGATACGAGTTAGAGTTTCTTTTACTTTGAGAAACGCTTCTTCGTTACCTAGTTCCACTTCCACTAATGTTTCAACACTCATTTCACGCCACCTTTTTCTTGTTTTTGTTTGATACGTCCTATTTGATCCGTTGAAAGAATCTTTAGGTACTGTAGAGCAACTTGTTTATTGCAGCCATAATAACTGGATATGATATTTATATTTTCATCATCTTCAGGTTTAGACCATTTAGCAAAGCGTTTCCGGCGACGAAGAACGCTATGATAGTAGTCAAACTGCAACTTCTTATCAAGGTGGTGTAGCATATTCATCTCATTAGCATGTAGTATTGCGTCTGGATGATATGAGAGTGCTTTGTTTGTGAGGAAGGGTTGATACCCTCTCTCAGCAAGAGTGTCGTTCTCTGTGCCTCGCATGAGGTCTTTCTTAGAGTCAGATACTGCTTTGACGTAATCAAATGGATTGCTCATTTCCAAGTGACCTCAAACATGATAGCAGTGAGAAACGCCATAATGTTGATTTCGGGATCAGCAGCAAATGAGTGCTTGTATTGATACTCACCAAGAGTAATCACAACGCCTGGAACAGAGTTATCAGACACTTCTTCCCATGCTGTATCATAGAACGCACGGAAGAACTGTGAAGCATCGATATCACTATTCTCGCCAACCCACTTACGAACAGATTGATACTCTTTCGCTTTCATGTGAGTGATGAGTTGTTTGAACGACTCTTGGTTTAGATTTGCTAGAATGCCAGAATCAATACGACCAGTAGAAGCATAACGCTGACACTCATTAATAACCCTGCGCCAGTCAGGAAAGTGTAGATTGACCAGTTCAGCAACGACTTTGCTTTCAAATTCAACTTCTTCATTCTTGAGAATGTCGCAGAGTCGATTGAAGAACTTTGCCGCAAGTTTAGCTTTGTCTTTACCTTTAGTTTTAAAATCAATAATTGTACACCGAGAATGTAGTGGTTCGATAATACGATTCTTGAAATTGCAAGTAAGAATGAATCCACAGTTCTTACTAAACTCTTCCATAAAGTTACGAAGAGCAGGCTGAGTTGATTGTGGGTTGAGGTAATCAGCCTCGTCAAGGATGACATACTTACGACCTCCAGTAAAAGATATAGACGATGCAAACTGCATGATTTCAGTTCGTAGTGTATCAATGTTACCGTTCATAGAACCATTGATTACAATGTAGTCTGCATTCAGTTGTTCACACAGTGCCTTTGCAACAGTTGTCTTACCAATACCAGCACTGCCAGTCAATAGCAGATTAGGGATATTCTCTTGGTTGACAAACTGTTGAAAAGTCTGCTTTAGTTCGCTTGAGAGTATGGTATCAGCAATCGTCTTAGGACGATACTTCTGTACCCAGAGAAACTCTTCATTCATATCAAAACCTCATCATAAAATAAAAATCAAGTATAGCAGAAAAGGGGATGAGTGTCAACCCATCCCCTGAAGTTTTAGTTTACAGTAGATGCATCAACATCCTCTACTGTTTCAGTAGGAGCCTCTTCAGGCGGCGCAATTCCTGCTGCTTCTGCTGCTGCCTGTTGCTTCGCCATTTCTTCCTGTAGTACAGCAGCAAACTTAGCACGAACTGCACCAACAGCGGTAAGTTCCTCGCCACGAATGGCACCACGAGCGCTAACAGCGTCAATCAAACGAACGACGGCATCAACGTCTTGCACAGTGATTACATTATTTTCTTCAGTCATATTATTCTCCAAATTTAGAGTTAGATTCAATTGCAATAAAATACTTTACTTTGTTCGAAGTAAAACACGATAGACCTTTTGATGATAGATTAACCGTGTAGTCATTCGGCATAATCTTCAGATTTTCAACCTTCATGTACATATTGAAAGTAGCTGAAGTCGAACCAATAGTCACACCATAACGATCAGCGGTAGGGTTCTTTGAGTCTACAGCCTCTAGTACGATTTCACCATCAACCCCTGTAAAGGCAATCTCTGGCAAACCAAGAACGGAAGCAGCCTTTAGAACAGACTGCAAATCATCCCAAGAAACATCTACACTAACATCAACGTCAGGCATAGAGATTTCTTTTTCAGGTGGCTGTAGGATCATGGAAACATCAGCAAGAGTATACTCAACCTTTCGCTTGTTCTCCATGATATTGATTGTCTTCTCATTGAAGTTTAGTTCTGGTGCTTCAAACAATGATACCGTCGCAAGAAAGCGAGATAGGTCATAGATACCAGCTTCAGACGAGAAGTCATCTTCACCGTTAGCAATAGCCATGATAGTCTTCTGAGGAGAGATTGTTCTCAGAGCATTACCAGGCTTGATAACGATAGAAGGATTGATTGAAGAGAAGTTCTTCAAAACGTCCATAGTATATTCGTTCAGTTGCATTATATAAGTCTCCAGTTATTTGCGATTACGCTTACGAGAAGTTCGAGCATTCTTAGCCTTCTGACGTTCTTTATTTAGTCGAGTTTTGTTGCCTTCCTGATAATATTTTTTGTTTGATTCGTCACTTGCAGTTGGCGATGCTTGAATCGCAGCCATCGCACTAAGACTACCACCAAAGATATATGAACCCATATGCTTGAGTTCCATCCACGGGCACATCCATACCTTCATACCAGCCTTACGAACATTCTGACAGAACATATAGTCTTCTGATAGATAGCGCTTCGACTCTGGGTCAATGATACAATCAAAGTAAGCCATAATCTCACGAGAGCCATCAAAAGCATCTGTACGAATATGGTCTGGTAGATAGTGATATTCTGGGTATGCTTCTTCATACTTCTCGAACGTAGAACGAGGAATACACATGAATCCAGTGCCAGCTTCTAATACTTCTACTGGTTGGTCAACACGAAACTCAGTGATGCCTTTTGCTGGGTTGAACACATAGTCACCTACGAAGTTCTCAAGAGCAAACGGGTTCTCATCAGCATGACCCATCTTCACTGCTTTAGCAATCTTCTCCCAAGAGATAGACTTCTTAGGATATGGACCAGTGATGATATCTACGTTCTCTGGGTCTGCTAGTTGCAGTGCCAGAAGAGCGAATACATCGTTCACATGAAAGCCAATATCACTATCAATGAAAATCATATGAGTGCAGTTACTACGCAGGAACTCATCCACACAGTAGTTTCTAGCACGAGTAATCAGAGATTCATTGAAGAGATAGTAGAAGTTTAGGTCAATCCCATACTTGGTGGCAGCCATACCAAGGTCGTTGGTAGATTTGGTGTACATGCCAGCGCATTGTCCACCGTACATAGGTGTTGCTACGAACACCTTTGCCTTTCTTAGCTCTTCAACTTGGATTTTCAGTTCCATTCACATCTTCCTCACTTGTTGCATGTGTTACATCATGATTATGTAGAGCGATAATAGCATAATGAATGACCTTTGTCAAGTCTTTTCGCCAATCTTCTACGCTTCCTTTGTGACTATATCGTTGAGCATACTTCATGATATTACCAATACAGAACCCAGCACCATGACCACTATCTAGAATGAACTCGGTAGCTTGATACTTGTTCTGAGAATAATGCTGACTGTAGGTAGAGTTCACATACTCTAAGATTTCTGCCAGCAGCTTGTCTTCACTATACTTATACATTACCATATTGGGTACATCACCTTTTTCAAATTTGGTTTCCAATAGTTTGGTCCCTTGAGAACCTTACCATCTTCACGATATATAGGCATTGCGTCAGCGCCCAATTTGCTCATATTGCTATTATGCACTTCTTCGAAGCATTTGTCAAGATCAATTCCAAAAGAATGTCCAGCACCATAGACAACATAGAGAAGGTCTGTGAGTGCATCAGCGACCTCTACGATATTTTTATCGTCTAATGCTTCACGAAGTTCATGCAGTTCTTCTTCAATCAACGCATAGCGTAGTTCTGCAACAGAAGACCATTGTGGTTCAATCTCAACATTTTGACTGAACGCATACATAAACTCTTCTACTTTTCCAAAGTTAGTCATATATTATCCTCCATAGTTTTCAATAAGTTTCATTCCATAGCTATTCGGTTCAGAAGAAATCTCGACACCGGGCTTGTAGCGTAGTTCGTTATTCTTAAAGGGGCTATAATCAACGTAATGATGCCAACGACCATATTTCCAAGAAACACGAGCAACATCTGGATGCATTTTAACTAGCATCTCTGATTTATTCACAGTACCTACAGAATTATAGTCCATATTCTTAGCTTTGTCAAGCACTTCTGTACCAATTTCTTTATGATAGAACTCTTCAGTGTTACCACCTTTCACCCTTTGAGTTGCTGCTTTGCCTTGTAGAAATGCGTTGAATTGAATGGTACAATCACCATCCTTTAGCACACGGAGAGACAAGTCTGTGTCTTCATTGTAGCGACCACGCCAACGATGCTTACATTTATTATCAATAAGCAAACAAGAATAGACACGAGTGTTTGCTAAAAATGCGGGTTTCTTATGATCATCTGGACTAATAAAAAATCGATACTGAAAGCCAGATACTGGAACATTTTCAAAACGATTTATAAAGTCTTCTGCTGCTTTGAAAATAACACCACTGCCGACACGAATACGCTTGTTCTTATGCCATCTGAAGAAGTCTGCAATATTATCATCCATCACCCAATGCTTCTCAGCACCAATAGAGATAGCATGGTCCCAGCACCAGTTTCTCGCTCTGCCTGGTCCATCACCATGATTGCTGAATGGAGCAACAAGTAATGTCACCCACTCACGAATATTAAATTTATCTAGTGCCTTCTCGTAATTCTCTAGGTCTTGTGGCTCAATCGCAATATAATGTGGTACGCCAATCTTAGATAGAGACCTTGACGTAATCATAGATTCGTGCCGACCTTTAGATATGATATACACGGGATGTTCGGGGTTAGTCATTCAAAAAGTTCTCCAAATTATCGGAGTATTTAGGATTGTACACCTTCTTCCAATATTTTCTATTTTTCATTTTGCCGTCCTTTTCGAAAATCTTAACGCCGTGTGGATACTTGCTTTGAATGTATCGCATAGCATCATAGTGTGCATCACTCTGATAATAATTATTCGGTCTATCTTCCACATTCTTAAACATACCAGTCCAAACTTCTCTGGTATCTGATAAGTCTTTTTGTACCATACTTCGATTATCATACATCCACTCTGTAGACTTTCTAGTGTTTATTCCTCTAGACAGTACCTCATATAAAAACAACACATCTTCAGCAATTCTCAGCGAACATATATCCATGTCATCGATAACCTCTGAAAGCATTCTTCCATCGTAGAATACATAGGAGTAAACATCTTTAGTGTCCTCATATTCTTTACTCGAAGGTGGCGATCCCGCATCAGAAAGACCAACAACTCCAATAGCGCTCTCATCAAACCACTTATCCACAGTTTCGTACATATCAAGCATTTCTTCTGCGGTCGCATCTCGCTTAGACTTTTCCATGTTAGACTGACCAGTCCAATACTTAGCGTTTCTTCTTCGAATTTTTATATCATCATCTGCCACACAGTACTTAATTGCTCCTGCGTGTTTATGAATGAACAATCTAGTTTCTGCTAGTTGTGTCCAAGTACCTACTAGCTTCTCCGGTATCTCAAGGTAATCACACGGATAGTCATACAGATGTCTCTCACCTGGCTCTACAACCATCACAGCCCGTTCTTGCAATTCTTTAGGAAGATTGTTAAATGTTATTTGATTGTTTGCTCTACGAACAGTGGGTATGTATATTTTCTCTATCATGAGTCATCTTCTATCCAACGTAGTAGAGAGTTTGCCGTTTTGTCTAGTTTTGGATGCCAAATTACTGGATTGTTTTTAGATTTGACTGATGGATATTGACCAATCAACTCACAAAATTCATTGTAGTCTTCCTCGTTTCTGAAATTAACATATATGGTTTTGAACTTGCCGTCTTTATTATCTTTATTCTCAAACTCTGGCATTCCTTGCCAGTGCCTTCTCCAATAGTTTGGATGCGAAGATTCAACGTCTGGAATATCACCAATAAAGTCTTCAAGCGTTGATTCCTTTGACTCAGCACTATCAGACATTTCTTTCATATAGTTGTCGTAGTCTCCACTTTCTTTTACTGTCATCATCATCTCCAATTAGAAAAAATTTTCAAGTGCTACTTTCTTATTCTTATTGTATTTCATGTTTTCAACTTCTAAATTGAAATCAGGCATAGGTATTTTTTTCTTATTTTTTCTATCGGTTATGTCATACCAAATTAGATCAACGTCTTTGGGGTAAGATTGGTTGAACCAATCGAAAGTTGTCTTACCTATACCAGCGTCTTCTTTCGAATCTGGCATAGGTTTTAAATATTTTTTGGCAGTCTTATTGAGAGGATAGATGTATCGAAACATATAGCCAGAAATACGTTTAATACCTTTCTTTTGCATGAAATCGGACGTTAGCCAAAACACTTGTTCTGGTCGTTTGAGTTTATCCCATCTGCCATCATTCTTTTCTTTTAAGAACAAAGCATTCTCTTTACACAACTCTTTTGATGTTCTGGGGTGTAGTTTTTCACCGTTTTCCATGAGATAAACATCAGTAAAATATTTGTTGCCATAGTAAAAGTTAGATGCTTGATATACATAACCACATTTGCCCATGATGCCGTCTGCCATCGTGTATAGAAAAAGACACTTCGGATGATTATCTTTTAACCAACGAATTGTAGCTGACATCATTTGTGATTCTGAATTTCTGGGCATGTCATCTGTCATACACATTTTACCAATTTCTAAATAATAATTAGAAATCGGATGTATATACTTTCCATCCTCAGTTTTCTTATTCACTTCATCTTTAAATCCTGGAAACATCTTCTTGAATGTATCACGAGGTCTTGTTCCCCATCCAAGAGTCAACACACCTACCAAAGCACTATCTAGATAAAAACCTAGATAGTGCTTTGTGATTGCAGGCATGACAGGAGAGTAATGGTGCTGTTCCACAAAAGAAACAGCGCCCACTTTATCAAGCTCTCTTACTTCATACTTTACTTTTATGGTGCCTGTCTTATTTCTCATGTTATGAATAGTTTACCTTGATGGTCAACCGCTTACCTTCCTTTGCCGACATGCTACCAGCATAGGTAGTCACCTTATCTTTGTTGAGGTAAAGTTCCTTTTTACCGTAAGCAGTTGCATAGTAGTTCTCTGAAGAACTTGCCTTCCAATCTTCTTCCTTGAGGTCAATACCAGCGATATAGAAAGAGGGAGTGTTAGTCTCATCAAGTTCATACGTCACGAAGATGTAGTAACCGGGACGTTTCGAAAAAGTACCACCACGCCAGTTAGTGCCAGAAGAGGTCTTGATTTCAACCGCCTTTTCATTGTACCAAATATCAGGCTCGCTATCTACCTTGGGAGCGCTTGCGCCCTTAATATTCTGTTCAATTGCGGTCTCAAGAAGACCAGAGATATCCTCCGAAATATTTTTAGAAGTCTTGTTCAAACCGAAATCTTTATAAACATCAAGGAGACGCTTGGTGTTCTCACGAAGATTTTCAATCACTACTTCATTAACAAGGTTCATGTTCTATTTCCTTTTTCTGATTGTGTCTAATAATAGCACACGGAAAGGAGTGTGTCAAGTGCTTTATGCGGCTTGATTTATCCAATTTGCAATAAAACCACTATCACATGAAGAATCAGAAGAATCATCATCTATGAAAATTTCATACGATGAAGTCCTGTCTTTTTGATAGAATTTTCTTTCAGTTGAACTAAATCTGAAGATTGAATTCATATCGTGTTTTGATGATATTGCAGGATAAGCGCCGTATAATTTTATATTATGTCCTCGATTTTTAGGCTCCATTCTCTCAATAAACGCATTTAAATTTGATTCATACAAATCATAATCTGTATGAAAAGTCCTTAGAGCGTTGTTATAAACTCTTTCGTAGTCATTAGCGCTGTTAATAGTCAAGGTTCCTGTATGAGCCACAATTCGTATTTCAGCGTCAGGATGTTTATTCGATAAATTTATAGCATTACGCCAAACTAAAGAGGCTTTCTTAGAAACCGTAATTAAATAATATACCTTACCAGGAATATCAATTAGTTTGTATAAGAGTCTATAATTTTTAGGATTAAACTCTGATCCTTTATTTTCGCTCCATGCGGCAATTTTTTCACCAGGATTGGCTGTATTATATACACTATATGCCATTCTTTGTATTGTATTTGGCTTAAACGCTGAACCTGATAATTGAATAGCTTTGTCAAGGATTGCTACTACATCATTTTCAATACCATATGCTCCTTTAGACGTTTCATTTACCTCTAAAAGTCTTTTTAGAGCATGTTCAACATCTGCTTTAGAAGGAGGAGCAGCACTTTCTGTTATCTGAAATATTTGTCCTGCTTCTAATATGGCCTCTGTTTTAGCAAATTCACCTTTATGACCGTCTTTTAAATGATAGACGGCGACAACCATGTATTCAATTCCCAAATCCTTGAAAATTGAACCTCTTGTATGTCCAGTCAACCAAATTTTTTCTTGTCCATACTCTAAAATGCAAGCAGGAACATATTTTGCTTTAAATAATTTTTTAATTGATTTTAATATATTATCGTATTCGCTATTAACACCCTCAATACGAGCCTCTTGACTAAATTTTTTATCAAGACGGATTACTTTAAATCCTACAAATTTTAAAGTTTTAGGCAAAGCATCACCAAAAAAATTATCTTCTGTTGCTTGCCACATAGTCTTGTAAAGATATTCATAAGTTTTTTTAAGAATATTTGCGATTGATGCGCCACCATCAACAAGTTCTGCTGGTTTAAATTCAATCTTATAATTAGCTATAGTTTCTGTCATTTTTTATATCCTTTAAAAGTGGTGTTCTTTTTTTATAATAACCAACATGATGGTGTTTCATGTTTCAGTAGTTATTTAACTTCTTATTTATAGCACATTATTCAATGTGTGTCAAGAGGTTTTTAGAAAAAACTTTCAAGCGTCGATTGCTCTTCAACTGTCCATCCGACAGCATCAAGTATCAAACGAATCGGTTCAACAAACGTCTTATCATACTGCATATCATAGTTGATAAAACGGTGCAAGTCAAACTCTTTTGGTAAAATATCTGGAAACGAGATGACATTTTCACGAATGGGATTAGGCATCTTCAGATAGATGAACTTAATCTTCTCGCCGTTCTTGATTTCACCAAGACGATTGTTCAGACGATGCTGCTTCAATAGATGATTGTATAGCAGAGAGCCTCGAACGTGAATGGGCGTACCCTTACCATATATAGCCTTTGGGTCAGCATTCTTTTTTATATCGCTCACACCACGAGGAAACGCAATGTCTTCTGGGTTTTGACTTGAGAACTCTTTACGAAAGTCAGCGATGAAGGTCTGAATGTCTTTGTTAGTGCCAGACATAATCAACTCGAATGCTTCTTTGAAACGGTCACGGCAAATCTGAGGAGTTGAAGACTTGATAGCTTCAATCCCCATAATCTTCATCTTGGGTTCAGCATACTGGACGCCTTCGTTGTTATGAACGTTCAGTATGTAGCGCTTCTTAGCAGTCCACACACCACGATCAGCAATCGCTTCTCGACCCATGACCATACGATTTTCATAGCCACCCATCTGCTTGTAGAGATTGTCAAATGATTTTGTAATCACAGGTTCAATCGCTTGAGAGCAGACCTTATCAAGATATTTTACAGTGTCTTCTTTACTCTTATTCGGATAAGTCTTATCCACCAAATCTTTCATATCTAGATAGACAGAATCAGTGTCAATAGCAATCACATAATCTTTATCTGTTTTCAAAACATTATTGAGATATTGATTGATAGACTTCTCAGCGCTTAGAACAGATAGCTGTCCAGAGAGTGTGATACCTTCAGCAATCCGCATATCAAAGTAGCGGAAGTATTGATTACCCAACGCACCATAGAGTGAGTTCAGTAGAATCTTAATAGCCATCTGCTGGTTCTCATAGCGATTGATATCTCGTTCAACCTCATACGACTTACCAGATTTCTCTAGTTTCTTCTGTGCTTCAATCATCTTGTTCTTTACGTTGACACGCTCAGAGTAGTATGCTGTAACGATAGAAGGTAGAACACCACGACGGTCTGTACGAAAGTATGTGCCATTAGCAGCCATAGCATAGTCAGTATCATTTACGACTTCACCAGACAGACATTTGCTGACAGAAGCATTTAAGTTTCTATCATCTTCAACAATTGTCTCAGGCGACATATTGTATTGAACAATGAGATTAGGATACAGAGAGTTCAAGTCAAATGAGCATACCCAATCATGCATACCCACCTGTGGGTCTTTCACATAGCCACCAGGATAGTCGCTCTTCATCTTCTGCTCATTGGGTAGAATAGCAATCTTCTTCTGACAGAGATTGCGATAGATGATCGTATCCCAGATGCCAGTTGTGCCGAATGTATCATTGTAATTGACGCCAGCTTTGTAAGCAATCGTCATCGCAAGTACGATTAGACCCATCTTGTCTTCAAGACGGTCTACGAGTTGAACGTCTTTGATATTGTAGTCAATGAACTTCTGATGGTCCTCTTTGTAGAGCGTGTATAGATTGCCAAACTCTTCATATGACAACTTACGCTCACCAAGTACAACATAAGCAATGTGGTCTAGTCGATAGGATGCTTGAGCGCCATATGAGTAACCAAACTTCTGAAACAAATCCAGATAGTCTAGCTGAGAAATACCAGTCATCTCATAGGTATTCATCTCTTTCATCTTGTAGCGAACAGACTTCTGCTCAACCATTTCCCACGGAGACATTTTCTTTGTCAGCTTTTCGCCAATCACACGATGCATACGATTGATGATGTATGGTACGTCGAAGAAGCGAACGTTCCAACCAGTGACAACATCAGGCTTCAGCTTAGACCAAAACAGCAGAAACTTCTCAAGCAGTTCTTTCTCATCACGGCAGTGCATATACTGAACGTTAGAGACGATTGACTTCGAAGTATCATACTCATCAAGACCCCAGACATAGTAGTTGTCGTCTTTGTTAGACTTGAGAGCGATAGAGATTACTGGGTGATTTGCTTGGTCTGGCTCTGGAAAGCCCTCGTCAGATGCAACCTCAATATCAATATTCACAATGTTGACAAGGTTCGGATCAAACTCGACTTCATCAGGCCAGCGTTCTTGAATGAACTGACTGATATATTTTGTGTTGCCATAGACGTTGAAGCCGTTGACGCCAGCGTACATCTCCATGAACTGCTTTGCTTCACGCATAGAGTCGAACTTCATGGGTTCTACGTTGACGCCATCAAGGGCTTTCCAGTCGGTCTCGTTCTGAGATTGAGCATAGAGTGTGGGCTGAAATTTAATCTTCTGCTGAATGGGCGACCCATTACGATACCCACGATATAGAAGGTTCTGACCGTAACGAGAAACGTTTGTATAGAAGTTCATGCATATCTCCAAAGTGAATAGACAGTATATCTCATATTCAGAGGGATGTCAAGCCTTTCTTCCATAAAACTTCGTCTCTCCATCATGCTTCGCATCAAACAGATACCAGCAGCAGTTGTCTTTACCTGTTGACTTACTGTCTTCAATCCACTTGACTCTACCTACACTCACAATCTTATGTAGTCTGTCCATAAAGGGCGCAGACTGCTTTGTGTGCATCCAGTCAGCATCAAATAGCAACCACGTCGGTGCCATATTAGATAGATGCTCTATCAACGGGTGAAGTATCGTTCGATTCCAAGGTGGGTTCGTTATGATAAAATCTGTGTTGGGAGGAACAATAAAGTCAAAGGCATCCATCTGTTCAACACCACTATCTTGTGGTTCAATGTCAGATAGCATTGTTGGAAGAGCCTCAAACTCTGATAGATAGTCCAAATGAAGTGCCAGTCTTGCATCGCCAGCACAGGGTTCTGCGAAGGTAAAACTCTTCGGAAGATGCGGCATTAATGGCATAACAGCACCAAGTGGAGTAGGATAGAAATCTCTCTCTACCCTCTCAAATGAACTTCTCTTACCCATTATGCTGCAATCCTAGAGAAGTTCTTTACTTTCTCAAAACGAAGAGTGTTCTCGAATTTGTCAATCAACTGATCAGTCTTGTGGCTGATAACGAACACATTCGAGTCACCAGTGATATCAGTCAAAATCTTCATGAACTCTTCTGTGCCATTAGCGTCAAGAGAGCCATCAAACACCTCATCCATAATCAACAGATTGGTTGAGACAGAGTTTCGTAGCTTTGAGACTGCTCGCCATGTGAACAGCAGAGCCAAATCAATACGCATCTTCTCGCCTTCAGAGAAGGATTCATACGAGAACTCATCACGAAAGCGTGAGCGAATGGTCTCATTGAACTGCTCATCAAGTTCAAACTGAACGAAGAAGTCCATCTCAGCAAGATACTTGTTGATTAGCTTGTTGATGATAGGCACATATTGACGAATGATTTGTGTCTTGATGCCACCATCTTTGAGTAGGTTAGCAACGACACCCATCGTTTCACGGTCAATCGTGAGGTCACGATGGTCATTATTGAAGCCTTCAAGTTCAGTATGCAGTGCTTCAATCGTGCTGTTATCAATAGACTCTGCTTGCTTTTGAGTATCTTCCAACTCAGCTTGTAGTGATAGAACATTACGCTGGTTAGAAGCATATGTAGCGTTCTTAGCACTCATATCAAAACCATGTTGATTGATACGATTGTGAACCTCACTAATCTCAGTCTTACGAGTCTCTACAAGTTCAATCTCTGTTTCCATCTTCTCAAGACCCTTTTCAATATCGTCTTGCTTGATGATTTTTTCAGAAACAATATTTGCTTTGTGATCATCTTCTATGCTCTGCTTACATACAGGGCAGTCATCGTGGTCCTTATAGAACTGTAGTTCCTTTGCAATCTCTTTGATCTTAGAACGAAGGTTCTTATCGAGGCGAACGAGTTCCATATGCTTCTTATTGACAGCCTTCTCATCACCAATAGACTTCTTCAGTTCACCAATCAAAAACTCCATCTCTTTTACTTGTTCAAGGAGTACATCATTATCTTCAGTCAACTCTTGAATACGAGATTGAGTCTTCTCAGCATCAGCCCGTTTCATTTTCAAAATAGAATCATTGTGCTTATTAGCAGAAGCAATACGGTCTGTAGTCAGGTCAATCTGATATTTGATATCCTGCAAGTCAGTCTTATTTTGTGTGATACGCTCCTTGAGCAGAACGTTCATCTTGGTAAAGATTTGAATGTCAAGAAGGTCTTCAATAATCTCTCGACGATGTGCTGCTGGTAGCTGCATGAAAGGAACGAAAGTGCTGCTACCCAACACAACAATCTGACCAAACGATTTGAAGTTTAGCTTCAGAACGTTCTGCTCAAGGTGTGTCTGATAATCTCTGTTAGCACCATCTTGGTTGAGAAGATTATCATTCTTATATACTTCAAAGATATTAGGCTTGACACCACGACGAATGCTATACTCATCACGACCAATACGAAAATCCAACTCAACGAGCAGGTCTTTCTGATTGATACTGTTCATTAACTGAGGCTTGTTGATACGACGAAATGGTTTACCATATAGAGCAAACGATAGCGCATCTAGAACAGTAGATTTACCAGCACCATTCTCGCCAACAATCAGAGTGGTTTTCTGATCATTGAGCGAGATTTCAGTGAAAGCATTCCCAGTTGATAGAATGTTTTTATAACGTATGGTCTTAAATTCAATCACAGATTCATTGCCTCCTGATACAATGACTTCACAGTATTGTCAACTCTATCTTTGTTATTACGAATGTCTAGACCATCAACATATTTGTGCAGGATAGTCAGAGTGTCTTCAGCCTCGTCAATCAGGTTGTCTTCATCAACAACATCAAGATTTAGATGGTCTTCGACAGTCTTAATATCAGCACAGCCCATGTCGATTAGTTTGCTCATCCACAAGTCGAACAAGTATGGGTTCGACTTATTCTTTACTATAACCTTAACATAGCTATCTGTCAACCCTTTTTCGAACTTCAAGTCTGTAATGTCATTGACGGACATATCAGTATCATCATACCATAGCTTGTGAAAGATGTTACGAGGGTTCTCAACAAACTCTAACTCTCGTGTTTCAGTGTCTAGCACATGAAAACCACGAGGGTCATTGTAGTCGCTCCAAGTCATTTGATATGGAGAGCCTAGATATGAGATATTACTGTGGGTAGACTTATGATGAAAATGACCAGACAGTACCATATCAAACTTACTAAAAATATCTTTACTAAGTCCGTGATGGTTAATCGCACCTCGATACATTTCAAATCCTTGTATCTCAAAATGTCCCATAAGAATCTGAGCATCAGTCTCCTCAATCGCTTTCATTGTTACTTCATAGTTATCATCACAAATCCAAGGTACGAGAAGCACCTTCAACCCATCATAGTCTCTCTCTACAGGCATCTCCCAGTAGCAGTTGAAGTTATAGAACGAATGCCCGTACAACTGCCTCATACTGTTAATCTCATTAGTGTTCTTATAGAAACAATCATGATTGCCAATAATCATATCAGTGTTAATACCACGATTGTGAAGAGGTCTGATTAGATGCTCTTCTAGCTGGGAACTAGTGACGAAATTAATATACTTTCGACGGTCACACACATCACCAAGATGAATAACACTAGTAATCCCCATAGTATCAAGGTACGGAATGAACTGCTCGTCAAAAAAAGAATTAATATGAGTAGCAAGGATGCGATTATCATTTCTAACTCCAAAGTGAGTATCAGTTACGATAGCAATCTTCATTCTTCTTCCTCATCTTCGTCATAGAACAACTCAACACCACTTCTCTTCTTTACTTTGGGCACCTTCTTCTTCTCTAAATTCTTTTCATATTCATCAACAAAGTCATTCATATAATCAGTAGCATATGAACTCTGACTGTTAGATAGGTCTGTGCCAGAAGCATCATCATACAGTTCACCCATCACTGCCATAGATGTATACATCTTCTGCTTTGTATACAGCAGCTTCTTCTCTTTTGCAATCCTACGAAGAAATGCATAGTAGATGATTTGAGTGAAATACGCAAAGGGATTTGCTGACTTTTCTGGGTCAAAGTTGTTGAGCGCTCTAATAGCATTCTCAATACCATCAGCAACCATCTCTTCACGGAATGGGTAATTGATGAAGTTTGGCTTGTATGAGAGTCTCGTTGAGATATCCATCATACAGCGCCCAAGGTAATCTGGGATGATGGGCGGATCGTCACCAGACTCTTCAGCATCTATTCTCTTCTGGCGATATTCGACCATCACCTCAAAAAACTTCTTGTTATCAATATAGTTGTTCTTTGCCTTAGCCATTGTGTTATCTCGCTTTTGTAATCGTTACACATAATATAGTATAAAACACGACGAAAGTCAACCCAAATAAAGCAATAAAAATATCAAAAAAGGATTGACATTTTTTTCAAACGCTGTATAATAGCATTTATGCTCCAATGAAACATTAGATTAGTTATAGTTGTTTCTGTTTGGTGGTACCATATGATTGAAGAAATCATCCGTATTTGAATCTTCTTCTTTTACACTTTGATGGTAAGACTCAAGAGCATCAGCATTTACCTTCTTTGCTTCATACATATATGTATGATAGTAGTATTCAGCAAGTTCATTTGCCTTACCCAAATCAGAAAGTATATTTGATTTAGGCAGATATGTAACACTATCTTCAGTCAGGCTCATCCAATGCTTTAGAAGAATACCACTGGTTGGATTGAAAAGAACTGTACAGGGGTCTTCAACGAGGTACCCTGTTTCGTTCTCATCTCTTATCCATGCGAAGATATCTTCACCACTTATTAACTTGAAAACGTGTAGCATGGCTATCCCTTTATATCTACGTTATATAGCTTTAAATTGAAACCCTCTTTTGAATATGTATCTACTCTCTCCATGAAGTGTTTCAGTGCAAAGTTTCTTTTCTTTTTATGTGAGAGGTCATCTACAATATCGTATAGGGTGGCTTTTTCTTTGCTCTCATGCGTTCTAAGTCCTCTGCCGATAGATTGAAGATTACGAATCCTAGACTTTGAAGGAGACGCAAAAACAATATTATGAAGATTGCGTATATTGATACCAGTAGAATAAGTACCATAACTGGCAAGGATAATAGCATCGCTAGAGTCTTCAACGAGTTTTCTAATATTTTCTCTCTCATTCGAATCTACCCCTCCGTATACAAAATGTACTTCTCTATCATCTGACTGAAGAAGTGGGTGTAATAGCTTACCATGCTTCTCAACGAACTGAAAGAGTATCAAAGTATTACCCTTGAGACTCCAAGCAAGATTGCGAATGAACTTGTTTCTCGCTTCATTTCTAACGATAAAATCAATCTCTTCTTGGTATGTCTTGTTACGCATTAACTTTCGTGTAGCTTCAGGATACTCTAACACAACACCCTTAATCTCTAGATTTGCTAGAACATCTTTCTCCATCAACTCCGTTGTGCTTACGACTCGTTTGACGGTACCAAACAGACCTTCTAATACTAGCTTATGTGTCTGTGATCCATCAAGCGTACCAGTAAATCCATAGCGATATCTGCAATCGTCCATTTTAGAAAGAATGTTAGTGAGAGACTTTGCTTTGAACAGATGTGCTTCATCACCGACGACAACATCAAATGGTTTGAACCACGGCTTCTTTAGTTTGTATATTGACTGCCAAGTTGTAATCACTACACTACTATCTATATCTTTCTCAGCACCAGCCATAATCTTATGAATGTCCATTGATTTGCCGTTGTTATATTCAACGAAATCTGACGCCATTTGATGGACAAGAGATGTTGTCGGTACGACGATTAGCACTCTTTCGTTTCGTGCTAGGTGCCATCGTGTAAGCAAATAGATGATGAACGATTTACCACTACCTGTAGGCGATAGTAGAAGTTTACGCTCTGAGTTGAGACACTCTACAAAAGCATCATTCTGATAGTCACGAAGTTCGTATGGTACTTTGAGTAGTTTTGATAAAGCGTAACCAGACTCTTTACCATACTTACCTAATGGTTTGAAGTCATCTGATACGATACACTTATAGTTTCTATCTTCACAGAACGATACCACATAAGGCAACAAACCAGCATAGAGTAAACGAGTCATGTTATTAAGCAGACGTATCTTGCCATCCCAAAACTTTGCTTTGTATTGAGGGCTAAACTTTGCACCTGGAACATCAAACGTGAAATAATCACTGAGTTCCATGATGATAGATGCTTCAGCATCAATACGAAGGAAGACCTCGTTTACTTTTTCTATTCTGACTATATCTACCAAAATCCTAAGACCCTACCATTACCTATTATAATAAAGAAACAGGTGGTAAGGTGAGTTAGAATCCAGAATGTTCTTATAAGAGCAACCCGATTGTCATAAGGCTCAGTCTTATCGTCACTGAATGACCCTATAGCATACTTCCATACTCGCCACACTACATAGCACCCGTTCGGAACCGTTCAAAATCAATCATAGACTTGACGAGAAATCCACGATTATTTATACTCTTGATTATGTTCTCTAACAGGTCAACTTTCTCAGCAGCCTCACCAATCTTTAGCTTCACTTTGATAATAAGAGAGTCGCCGTTCAAAGCATCTTTAGCATAGCCCTTAGGAATGCGCTTGAGATTTGGTTCCCAACCCAGTTCTTTCAGGTCTTCTTCTGCCATTGAACCATCATACCATTCTGTTCTGAGAACACTAAGACGCTTCAAGTCTGCTTCTAACTTACGCTTCACACTATGCTCAAACGTATAGTACCTGTAGTACTTGGCGTGTAGCTTTGGAATCTTTCTCGCTTCGTTTGTCAGATTCGCTGGGTCCATATCAGTGTCTTGTTCCCACTCAACATGAATGTCATCGATGTTCATAATCTAGCCTTCGGAAATTCCGTTAAATATTCTTTACTGTCAACTCTGTCTCTGAGTTCTGATGATGAAAACCTATGCTTGCGTTTATTGTAGTATAGTTCAATACCATTGGTTTCGCAAAACGATTTACCAGTGAACTGCCTATCTCTATACTCTTCTCCCAAGATACGAACGTTGATAGGATATGACTGAAGAATGTCTTCTAGGTCATGTTCCCATTCGTATGGAATTATCTCATCAACATATTGCACTGCGGATAGTTGTGTATATCTTTCTACAATGCTTTGCAGTGGTTTGTTCTTGCCTGCTCTGTCATTCGATGGATCAATTTGTAGACCACAGATAAGATAATCGCAAGTGCTTGCTGCTTCTCTCAGCATCATAATATGAC